CACGACCCGGCCACCGAGACACTGGCCATCCAGTTCCTGACCAAGGGCCAGCCGGGCAACGTGTACCACTACCGCAATTTCACGGCGGCCGAGTACGCCGCCTTCGCCAGCGCCGAATCGCCGGGCGCGCACTTCGGCAAACACATCAAACCGCACGGCGACAAGCACCCCTACCAGAACATGGGCGTGCCGATTGCAATGCCACTTAGCCCGGCTGCGCAGCGCCTGGAGCAAGGGCATGCGGCTGGCCGGAGCATCAACGAATGAGTTCGCGCCGCCAGGCGGGAGCACCGCCTTGACCCGTCAGAAGTTCGAGCAGCGCAAGCTGCTGCTGCGCGGCCAGGAGCAGGTCGACCGCGCCATCGCCCTGCTCCGCAATGTGCCGCTGGATGCCGAGCGGCCGCTAGAAGTGCTGGTGCGCGAGGAAGTCAAGGCCCGAAAGCTGGACCAGAACGCGCGCATGTGGGCCGGGCCGCTGAAAGACATCGCCGAACAGTGCTGGAGCGACGGACGCCAGTACAGCGCCGAAATCTGGCACGAGTACTTCAAGCAGCAGTTCCTGCCGGATGAGTATGACCCGGAACTGTGCAAGGACGAGGCCTACCGCAAGTGGGACTTCGACCCGGGCGGCCAGCCGGTGCTGGTGGGCAGTTCAACCGACCTGACGGTCAAGGGCTTTGCCCGGTACATGGAACAGATTCACGCGTTCGGCGGCCAGATGGGCGTCGAATTTCACGAAGCGCCGCAACGCGGCTAAACCACCAAGGAGAACCATGAATACCGCAACTTCAGCTGAGAACACCGCCCTGGCAGTCGCCGTGGCGGCCATGTTCGTCACCGTGCCGGCCGTCACACTGCCCGACGGCAGTGTCGAGCCTTCGTTCCAGATCGCCCAGTACCTGACCAGCAAGGCCGACGACGGCAGCGCCACCATTTCGGCCGGCGCCGCGCCGTGGGTGGAGATCGACTACCACGAAGCCACCGCTGCAGCAGCTGCCGCCGGCCTGGCACTGATTACCGAGCGCCAATACCTGGCTCTGGCCATCGACATTGCAAGCGTGGGCGCCAACTGGACCGGTGGCGCGGTCGGTGACGGCGACCTGAAGCAGGGCCTGCGCAAGGACAACTTCGAAGAAGCCCAGGCCGGCGACGTTGTTTCCGACGACTCCAGCGAGGACCGCTGGTTCGTCCTGTCGAATGGCGCCCGTGTCTGCGACGCCGCCGGCAACGCCTATACCTGGATCCGCGACAACGTGCAGGGCGACGAACAAGGCCTGATGACCGGCGAATTCAAGGCCGATTCGCTGTCGATCACCTGCGCGCCCTTCCCCCGCCTGGAGCGTGGTGTCGGCTGGATTCCACGTGCCGGCGCCGGCTGGTCTGGCAGTGCGCTCGTCCGCGGCGGCTGCTGGTTCGACGGCGACGGCGCCGGCGTGTTCCGTCTCAGCTGCACGGTCCCGCGCTTCTCGCGCGGCGTCGTCGGCTTCCGCTGCACCAAACCCGCATAGGTCTCTGGCCACAGGTCACTGGTTTCCGGTCATCGCGCAGCGGTGATCGGGATTTTCCCAAACAACACACGGACAAATGATGAAGAAAAGCCAATCGCAAGTACCGAGCGCAGGTGAGCGCGATGAGTTCGCGCTCACGGCGTATCGTGGCATCGAGATCGGTATCGGACAGGCCGACCCAATGCCGGAAGTCTCAGCCCAGATCGAGGCGAAGCACCCCGGCCACCTGGTCTTGGTGCAAGTCGGCCGCTTCCTGCACGGTTACGATCGTACCGCGCACGCGCTCAACACCCTCAAGAATTACCAGCTGCAGCTGGTGAACACGAGCGGCGCGCCGCACCTCCGCGTCGGCTTCCCGGCCGGGAACTTCAAACAGCGCCTGTGGGCCATCGTTCGCGAGTTCCAGATCCCCTACGTGGTCTACCTCGGGAATCGCACCGACGGCTACACGCTCTACGTCTCCGACCAGGCCGGCGCCAACACCTCGGTACTTCGCTCGGTCACCGGCAAGATCGTCGAACAGGTCATCAACGACCTGGTCGCGCGCGGCGAGGTCAACCAGGCGGTCACGAAGCAACTGCTGACGAACCCCGACAGCTCCGGCTTCAAGCTGAAAACGCAGGCCCAGGAATTGGACACCCATATCCTGCAGGACGTGATCAAGATGCCGCGCGACCTGCGCGCCACCTTCGGCGAGAACCTGCGCGCATGCATGGCGCGGGTGATGCGCAACGTCTTCGCTTACGGCCAGGCCTTCGACAAGACTGGCGTCCTGCACGCGCTGTCGGCCGACATCGACCTGCTCAAGTTCTACCTCACCCAGGCCCCGCGGCTAAGCCAGCTCAAGAAATTCGCGTTTGACCACCGCGCTGGCTTAGCCGTTGAACTTGGGCGTCTCGTCGGCGGCCTGCAGCGCGCCGGGAAGGCGGCATCATGATCAACGAAGGGGGTGGTCTGGAAGGTCTGGCAATGCGCTCATCCGCGGCGGCTACTGGAACGACGGCGACAACGCCGGCGTGTTCAATCTCAGCTACACGAACCCGCGCAACTCGAACGACAACGTCGGCTTCCGCTGACCCAAAAATTACATGCGTAGACGCTGGGCGTGCCCACGGAACGCCTATCTTTGGTCGATCAGCTCCTGGGGCAATCCCGAAAGCACGGTGCACAGCCAAACCGGAAACCGCTGCGGGGCTTACGAGTGCCGCAGCGGGATGCGGCCGCGCGCCGGCGCCCTTCCACCGCATGACCTCGCTCTCCAGCCTGTTCAGCTACTGGAGCAACGCGAAAAGGAATAAATCGGCCAGCCTGCGCGTGCAACGATTCAGCGAAGACCCGCTGCGGCACCTGGTGACGATCCAGAAGCGGCTCCGCGATCGGGCATTCGAGTTTGGCCCGTACAAGACCTTCACCATCCGGGAGAAGAAGTTCCGCCATGTGGTCGACGCCCCCATGAAGGACCGGGTGGTCCACTGGATGCTGTACGACTACCTGCTGCCGATCTGGCAGCCCCGCTTCATCGCCGACACCTTCGGGAACCTCCCTGGGCGCGGCACCCATGCCGCCGTCCGCCGCCTGGCCGACTTCGCCCGCCGGGCAGATGCAAAGTGGGTGCTGCAGCTTGACATCAGCAAGTATTTCTACAGCGTGAACCATTCGCTGCTGAAGGCGCGCATCCTGCGCTACATCGGCGACCAGGACGTCCGCACGCTGCTCGTCAACCTGGTCGATTCGTTCCGCACCGGCGACGAGCATGATCACCTCTTCGCCGCCAGCACCATGTACCGCCGCACGCGTGCCAAGGGCATGCCCATCGGCTCGTTGACGTCCCAGCTGTTCGCGAACATCTTCCTCTGCCCCTTCGACCACTGGGTCAAGCAGGTGCTCGGCGTGAAGATGTACCTACGTTACGTCGATGACCTGACCTTCCTGGCCGCGACGAAGGAAGAACTGCAGCTGATCAGCGCGGCGGTCATCGAGTACCTCGGCGCCGAAGGCCTGACCATCCACCCGTTCAAGGTCCGCCTGGCGCCCGTCGCCGCCGGCGTGCCATTTTTGGGTTACATCGTCTGGCCGAACCACATATCGGTCGGTGCCTACGGTCGCCGCCGGTACCACCAGCGCCTGCGCCAGCACGAGGCGGGCGGCTACGACCGTACCGAAGCCCTGACTTCCTACCGCGCGCTGTTCAGCCACACCGGCCCCACCATCGGTCGCCGCTGCAGCAGCGCCATTCCGCTCCCATCAACCCATTAGAAGGCTGACCATGTTTAAAAACCTACAGTTGTATCGCCTGCGCGACTTCGTCATGTCGGCCGAATCCCTGGCTCGCGCGCTGAACGTACATAAATTCGTTGCCGCCAGTAGTAACGAATTGCTGCGCCAGGGCTGGGCGTCACCGCGCGCCGGCGGCGAACTCGTACACGCCGTCGAGGGCCAGTTCCTGATCATGCTGCAGAGCGAGAAGAAGCTGCTGCCCTCCTCCGTCATCAACCAGATGGCCGCAGCGCGCGCCGCCGAGATGGAAGAGGCGCAGGGCTTCGCGCCCGGCAAAAAGGCGATGAAGGAGCTGAAGGAGCGCGTCGCCGACGAGCTGCTGCCGCGCGCTTTCTCGGTGGCGAGCAGGACGCTGGTGTGGATCGACCCGAAAAACGGGTGGCTGGTGGTGGACGCGGCCAGCCCGAGCAAGGCTGACGACGCGATCAAGATGCTGCTGAAGTCGGTCGACCGGCTGCCGGTGGAAAGCTTGCGCGTGCAGCGCTCGCCGGTGGGCGCCATGACCGAGTGGCTGCAGGAGGACGACGCGCCGGTTGGCTTCACGGTCGACATGGACGCCACTCTGCGCGCCACCGGCGAAAGCAAGGCCCAGGTGGCGTACAAGCGTCACACACTGGAAGCCGACGAGGTCCGCCACCACATCGCGGCCGGCAAGCAGTGCACGCGCCTGGC